CGCCGAGCGCCACCTTGTGGTCGCGCACCGCGTTGATCTGCAACAACAGATAATCGGCGGTCTGCCCGACCGGCCGGGCCGACATGCCATAGGGCAGCAGCAGCTCGATCTGCTGGTGGATCTCGCCTTCCAGCCCGACGCCGTTGAGCATGGTGCGCGCGCCGCCGGGGCTGTAGCCCGACAGCGTCAGCTTGCCGCGCGTCACCTGGCTGGCCAGCGCCGACCACACGCGTCGGAAGGCCGCATCAATACTCATTGCGTCGCCCCACCAGCGGGCGGCGCGACGACGTTTATGATCGCCCCGTAGGGATCGGGGCCGCCACTTTTCTTGCCCTTGCCTTTGCCCTTCGGCCGCGCGGCGGCGGGGTCCGGCGTGAACGCCGCCGCCGGCTGCACCGTCAGCTCGGTAACACGCCCCTGGGTCGCGTCGTCGCTCAGCACGATCTCGCTGATCAGCAGATCCTCGTCCAGGCCCAGCCGCGGCACGTCGCAGGCCACGATCTGGTTGCATTGCCACAGCACCCCGTTCGCCCGCCACTCCGGCACCGAGAGCGTGGCCGTGATCGCCTCGCCAGCCCGGTGCGCCGCTTCCCACAGCGCGCGGAGCTGGGCGGCATCGCTCAGCGAGGCGGATTCCGCGATCCCCGACCAGGGCCGGTAGCGCGGCACGCTGGTGTCGTAGGCCACGGCACTGATGGCGTTCTGCACCGTGCTGCCGGTCTGCTTGATGCCGGCCTGGCTGCGCACGCTGTATTTCTGGAATCGCGCGTTGCCGGCCAGGCAGCCGCGCGCGCGGAACACATTGCCGCCGGGCCCCATCATCAGCCCCGCCGGCGCGCGCTGCGTGCCCAGCGTCGCCAGCACCAGGGCGCCGGCTGCGTTGTCGGTCAGCATGATCCCGCGCTGGCGGGCCAGCCGCGCCAGGAAGGCAAACCCCTGCTCGGCCCGCTCGAACGTCGCGTCGGGGAACGCCTGCCCGACCTCGACGCCCGATTGCACCTCGACCCCGACACCGAAGGCGTCGGCGACGGCCCGCGCGATGGCGTCGAGCGCGTAGCCGTTGAACTGGCTCGTCGCGAACTCCGGCATGCAGTCCACCAGGTCCATTACCGCCGAGCGGCCGGAGACCACGGTGCGACTCTGCTTGGCGTCAACGCTGGTCTCGACCCGGTCGATAAACCCGGTCAGCACCAGATCTCCGTCGTCCAGGATCGTGCAGGCCATGAACGGCAGGATCGCCGGAATGTACTCGCCCGGCGCCTCGAATTCGAAATCCGCGCATCCCCGCTTCAGCCCGCGCGTGATTCGCACGCGCATCCAGGTGCTGTAGGCCTGGCCGTTGACGGCGAGCACCACGCTCATGGCGCGAGATATTCGACGCTCAGCGGCATGAACAACGGGTGCGGCGCGGCATTGCGCTGCGCCAGCACCGCGGCCTGCGTGCCGTCCTGATAAAGCATCTGCGCCAGCACCAGCGCCGGCAGCGGTGAGGCCGTGGTGATGGTCTCGACATCCGGCACCTGTTTGGCCGTCGCGGTCAGATAATCGACGATCGCCACCAGCGCCGCGCGCCAGCTCTGCACCAGCGCATCGTTGCCGGCGGCCGCTTCGATCTGGGCGACGATCAGCGCGTTGACCTGGCCGCGCGCCGCGTCGGCATCCTCGGCCGCCGCGAAAATCGTCTGCGCATACAGCAGCATCAGCGCGGCGACGGCGCTGCCCTGCACCACTTGCATCAGGGCCGTCCAGTTGGCCGCGACCTGCCCGCCCGCCGCCGGAACCAGCGCGGCGCCGACGTCGCCGAGCGCGGCCAGGCCATAGCTGGGATCGGCCGGCGTGGGCGCCAGCCGCGAGGCGTCCTGATAGCCCGGCGGCGCCGAGGCGTCCGGCGTCGCCGCGGCGGCCGCATCGGTCGCGATCGCGGCCACATAGTCCCCCAGCAGGGTCGCCAGCGCCGCGGCATAGCCCGCCGGGTTATCCGGCGCCACCGCGGCCAAAGCCGGCAGGTCCCGCGCCAGCGCCAGCGACGCGCTGCCCGGCGCGGTCAACAGGCCGGCAATCGAGGTCTGGACGGCCGCCAGCATGGCGACGGTGGCGAAATCGGCGTCTGTGTGAGCGGGCACGATGGGAGTCGGAACAGGCGGTTGCGCTATCCCGAACGGACTAATCCCAAACTCGAACTCGCCGAAACCGCTCACGATTATCCGCCAGCCCGCGCGATGCAGTGATACACGACAGCATCACTGGACGTGCTGGTCTGCGTCAGGGTGATCGCGGTCGCGGAAACCGCATACGACTGCGAGGCAAGAGGTGTTGCCATCCATGTCACCGTGCAGTATGGCGGGTTTACATAGGCCGCGTTGAACGTGATGACGCAGCCCGTGGCCGTTGTGCCCATCGTCACCTGACCGGCGGTGTCTGTGCCGGAGATGGCTGGGCTGGTGCCGCAGGACGTGAGAGCGGGCGCGGTTGTCTGGGCGGTGGATATGTGGGCTGGCGTGCTGGTGGTGCCGCCGATGATTAGAGTATGGGTCGTCGTGTTTCCGCTGCCATCCACCAGGAACCCGGCCGATTTCAGGAACGCGGTCGAGAATGTGACGGCGGAGAAGTCGATGCCCTCCGCGGCGGTGATGGCGCGGCCGCCGGGATACTGCAATGGGCTGGCATAGATCATAATGCCGGTAGTCCGATTCATCGGCCACCAACCCTGTCCGTTGCCGAACTGGAGGCCAACGCCCCACCCATTTGAGGCGGGGCTGTCCTGATTCAGCCCGACCATAAAGGCGCTACTTGGCCCTAAAATAGTGGTCGGATCAACTGCATCAGCGCCCTGAAGAATGCTGGAGATACCGATTTTATATTGCAAGGACGAACCAGCGAGCGCTGCGTTATCGACTTCTAACCCGATGTTCGAGTTCACATACGTAGCAGCGCCGGTTAATGTCGCTGTTATATCCTCTCCCCACAAATTACCACCATAGTTACCGGATGTCCCGCCAAGATTGCCGTTTACGACAGCATCAAGGCCAAGCCCCTGATGCTCCGCGGTGTTGCCGGCTGCATCATCAGTCGGCCCGATATCGAAGGAAATCTGCTGCGCGATACGCGAGCCTTTGCTATTCGTGACCGTATAATAGTTGGCAAGATTTGTTACGGAGTTCGCTGAACTCGCCGTCGTGGAATCAATTCCATCGAACAAATTCCATGCCATTTGCCCCGTGTTCGTGATCGTTCCGGCATAATCCCCCATAGCTCTGAACATTGCATTTGCCGACGTGCTGCTATAGGTCGGATTGTCTTCAACAAATAGCGGAGTCGTCCCATCGAACAGCGCGGGCGACCCGTTCGCGGTCCCAAACGATCCCCGCAGCGCCTCGAACACTCCGGTTCCTTTTGGAATGGCGCGGATAGTGATGTTGATATCAGTGCCGGTAGCTCTGATTGTCGGGCCGCCTCCAGGCGCGGCACCAGTACCAATGATATAGTTGGCCCAACCGCTACCTAATAATGCCGACCCACTCGCGCTCAACCCCGTGAACGCCCCCGTGTTCGGCGTGGTGATGCCGATGGGCGGCGGTGTGGCGAATATGGATAAATCCGCCTTTGACGCCCATGCAAGATTCCATTGCGCCGGCGTCCAAACCTGTCCGATCACAATCGTTCCGTTCGGCACTGACTGCGCAAGCGCCGCAGAACCGAACAAAACCAGGACCGCCGCAAGGATCGCTTTTTTCAACATTGTGGAGGCCCTCAGTTATTGAAAGTAATCGCGCCAACAGTGAACAAGGCCCCCGTCGCTGATGTGATCGACGCCGCTGGCACCGGAACCTTGAAGCCGGTCAATCCGGGGATGGATTCGATCGCGGCATACCATGCGTCCGGCTCTATCGCGGGCCATGGTGCGCCGGTCTGCGGTTGGCCGTCGTAAAGAAAACTCATAGCGCCCTACACAATCGCGGCGAGCTGCTGGAGCACCGCCTGCGCCGCCAGGAACACGATCGCCTGGGTGTCCGGCGCGGGCGTCGGGATCATGGCGCCCCCGGCCTCGACGAAGTTGCACGAAAAATAAGCCGCCCGCCCTTTTTCCGACAGTTCTTTTAATTCGCAGGGGTGCTCGGCATAGACCTGCATCGGCCCCTTGTAGGGGTGCACCAGCGTGCCGGGGCCGTCCTGGTCAAGTGCCGCCTCCAGCGCGTCGCGCTGGGCCATGTAGTCGTCGCCGGCGACGTAGACCTCCAGCTTGTAGATCTTGATGCCACGGCCCAGATCCTGCACCGCGACATCGTCGCTGTCCGGGAACTCGAATTTCGCCAGCCGGCGCCCGGCCGGGTTGCCGGTATCGCGGCACAGAAATGGAATGCCGCGCCAGGACCCGGGCATCAGCCCCCAGCGCCAGTTGCCGGCCAGACCGATGAGCGCGCTGCCGCCGAGGAAATTGCTCATTAAGACAAAATCCTTCGGATTTTGGCGAGGAAAGCGACATCAGACACGCGCCTTCGCGTGGCGAGGCAAGCGGCAGGGGTTTGTCTTCAAACCCCGAAAGCGCTGCCGCGCCTTTGGAAAAAACAGCAAGAAAGAGAGAACGCTCCCGGGGTTTTCAAGAGAAAACCCCCACAGCTTTCGGCACGAAAGCGCGTGCCTGTCGCCGGGCCGCTTGCCTCGCCGCTACGCTTCGCTTCGCGTCAGTTACCCATCGGAAACGCGTACCCGACATTGACATCCGGCGGCGTGGCGTTGCCGCGGCTGGTCGTCGCGACGGCGGTTCCCGGCGGCGCGTTCTTGAAATCGACCACCACATGCGTCTGCCCTTGCGCGCCGGGAGTGCCCTGCGACAGCGATGGCAAGCTGATGCCGCCCGCCGGCGCCCCGACGGCCCCCGCCGCGTTGGCGGCCGACGCCCCTGCGCCCAGGAATTTGCCGATCGACGAATTCTCGATCATCGATATGGCGCCCCCGATCATATCGACGATCGGCTTGATTTTCGCCCACACCCACTCGAAGTCATTTGCTAAGTTAACAAGGCTTGCATGGATCGTCTTACCGGCCGCCTCGAATGTCGCGGCCACGTTGCCCCACAGATCCTTCATAAAAGGCGCGATCGTCGCCCAGTGCTCGTAGATTTCAACGGCAACAGCAACCACCGCCGCGCCGGCGAGAATAATCACCCCAAGCGGGTTGGCATCCATCACCAGGCTGAGCGCGGCCATCGCATCGCGCACCCCGCCGATGGCCGGCACCATGCTCACGAGGCTGGTGAGCGCCGTGGCGGCCGGGAACAGCAGCATTTTTGCCACGAACACGCCGACGGCAATCCCGAGCTGGCCAAACGCCGCGATCTGCGGCGCCAGGCTGAACGCGGCCAAGGCACCCAACCCCAGGATGGGATGAGCACCGATTTCGCCGGCCACCCATTTTATCGCACTGCCAATTTCTTTGATGTCCACCCCGATCCTTTTCCAGTCAAAGCCCTTGATCGTGGCGCCTAATTCCTGCACTTTCTCGCTGATGTCCGTTGACAGCCAGGGGCGAGCCGCCACCAGCCAATCTTTCATCCCCTCGATCAGCGGCGTGAGCTGCGGCAGCAGATCGTTGCCGATCGAGAGTTTTAGCCCCTCGACCGCTCCGCTCATTCCTTTATATGCCTCGGCGAACTTTGTGCCGGCCGCGACATCCTCGGCACTCGGCGCGATGCCCAGCGCCTTGGCCTGATCCGAGATTCGCCCGAGCGCCGCCGACCCTTTTTCAAACACCGGAAGCAACGCGGCGCCAGCACGCGCGCCGAACAGCTTGTCAACAAGCTGCGTGGCAACCTGGATTTGACCTGAATCGACGAGCTGCTTCACTTTGTCAGAAACCGCCGCCAGCGCCGTGGCCGTGCTGGCGAGATGGCCGGGAGCGTTGCCGACCCCCATGCTCGCCAGCATCGCCGCCGCATCTTTATTTTTACCCGAGGCCGCATCGGCAAGCGTTCTATTCAGCATGGTCAGGCCGCGATCGAGGCGCTCAGTGTCGACATTCGTGAGCACTGCGGCATATTGCAGCCCGGCGAGCTGATCGGCGGCAATACCAGTCCGAGCGGAGGTCAGGCTGAGCTGTTCCTCGAAGTCGGCGGACGACTTCACCATCTCGGCCAGCCCCGCGATGGCGCCCGCCGCACCCAGCCCGGCGAGCGGGCCCGCCAGCCGCAGCAGCCCCGCGCCAAGATGCCCGATCGATTGGGCCGCCGCCATGGCGTCCTGGCCGATCCCCTTGATGCCGGTTTCCTCCGCCAGCGCCCCGATCCGTGAACCGATCTGCCGCAGCGGCGCCGACATCGCCGCGAACCGCGCATTGATCTGCCGGATCGGCTCCGAGGTGCGGTCGAGCACCGTGATGATAGCTCTTAAAGTTTGATCGCTAGCCACAGACAAAAACCTCCGGTTTTTGGCGAGGTAAGCGGCAGGGGTTTTCGCTTGAAAACCCCGAGAGCGCTAGTGCGCCTACTTGAGACAGAAAGGAAGAAAGATGCAGCCCCGCTCTCGGGGTTTTCAAGCGAAAACCCCTGCCGCTAGACCTCGCCTTATAGATCCGCCGCGCTACGCTTACGGATCTATAAGTCTGATCTGATGCCTATCCCGGCGTCGTCGCGGAAACGATCCGCCGCGCCTGCTCTTCCAGCAGATCGACATCCTCGGCCGCCATCGCCATCACATCGAGCGGGTTGAGCCGCCACCACCACGCCACGTCGCAGGCGCGCTCGATCAGCTTGTCGAGGCCGATGCTGACGCGCTCGCCGCGCGCGGTGCTGGCTTGGTAAAACCCACAAGAATCATGCAGGCATCGTCGAAATCGCCGGGGTCCATCTCATCGACCGATGACGGCGGTATCGCGCAGATCGCCGCGATCAATTTGGCGCCCGCGTCGTAATCCGCCTGCACGCTGGCACCGCCGCCCCCGCCCCCGCTCACGCGATAAGGCTGGCCGCAGGCGCGCAGCTCCTTCACCGTCGGCCGCCGCAGCACCAGCTCGCTCAGCGTCTCCCCGTGCGCCACGATCGGCTTCGACAGCGGGATCGTTTTGGAGTCATCCACCACAGACAAAATCCTTCGGATTTTGGCGAGGGCGCGACAGGGGTTTTGTCTTCAAAACCCCGAAAGCGCCGCCGCGCCTTGCTTGAGACAGAAAGGAAGGAAGGAAGAAAGAAGGAAAGAGGGAACGCTTTCGGGGTTTGCGAAGCCGCAAACCCCTGCCGCTCCCCTCGCCACGCGCGAAGCGCGTGTCTGTTACGCCGACAATTTCTCGAAGCAGGCGGTGCCTCCGAACTTCGCGGTGATCTCGCCCTTCGTCGATTCGGCCTTGAACTCGCCCCAAGGCGCCGCACCCGCCAGCGTGTAGACCTTGCCGTTCGAAAGCTCGGCCGTGATCGTCACACCGCTGATGGATTGCAGCGCCTGGATCGACAACCCACCGCTGTCGCTCAGCTTGCACGAAATATACGGCGTCACCGCCTTCTGCGTGTAGACCTGCGAAAGGTCCTGGTTCGCCAGCCACTCATTTTCAGTGGTGTTCGGCTGGACCTCCAGCTCGCCGCGAAGCTGATATTGCAGGCCGTTCAACTTGAAGAACGCCACGCCGCCGATCGGGCCGATACTCATGACAAAAACCTCCGGTTTTTGGCGAGGCAAGCGTCAGGGGTTTTGCCTTCAAAACCCCGAAAGCGCTAGTGCGCCTACTTGAGACAAAAAGGAAGAAAGATGCAGCCCCGCTCTCGGGGTTTTCAAGCGAAAACCCCTGCCGCTAGACCTCGCCTTATAGATCCGCCGCGCTACGCTTGCGGATCTATAAGTCTGAACTGATTCACCACCGCCATCATCCGCAGGCCGCCCACCAGGATCGGATCGTCCAGAATATCCATCCGGTTCGGGTTGCTGCCGTTGATTTGGCATATCGGCGCGTAGTTCGCCACATCCTGCACGATCGTCGGTTTGCTGCCGCCGGGGCACATGGTGGAATATTCGGCGACCAGCTCGGCCGCCATCACGTTCGGGGTAACGATCGAGGGCGTGTCGGCCCCCAGGTTGCCCATTTGCCCGAAATTCACCCCGTCATTCGCCAAAATCGCGCGCGGGAATTTCTGAGTCAGGTTCGCCTTTTGGTCGCGCACGTAATACATCAACTGGAACATCGTCGTGGCCAGCAGATACGACCGATCCGTCTGCGCCCAGGCGTTTTTCTGGTAGGTCGTCACCGACATCGCGATCGCCGCGCCGCCGCCGGGTGTCGGCTGCATCTGCGCGATGCCGGCGCCCAGCAGCGCGGTTTGCGTGGCAAACCCGAACTGGCTGCCGGCCGGGGGCGCGATGATGTCGGGCACGACAAGCGTCTGCTCGGGCTGCGAGGGCGAGGCCTTCGACGCCGCGGCGAACGCCGCCATATAGCCCGCCGCGACATCGAACGGCGGATTCGGGCATCCCCCCTCATAGCCGACCACGGTCATGTGTGGATCGTTCATCCCCGCGCCGAAGGCCAGCAGGTCGGTGCCGGCATTCCCGTCGATCGACTTGTAGGCGTTCCAGATATGCCCGAAGAGCTGCTGCGAATATCCCCAGCGGCCGCCATTGAACGACATCATGGTCGCCATTTCGCCAAGCTGCGTCGTCTCGGTATAGCCCGCCAGCGCAATGAAATCATACGCCGTGGTGCCGAGCAGCGCCGCGACGCCGCCCAGGTCGGGATCGGTCGCGCCGCCCGTCATCGCGGTCACGGTCGCGCCGACGCCGGCGGGCAGCGCCTCGCCATTGGCGGAGCCGTAGAAATTCAGGCCGAGGAAGATGGAATTGCCGAGGGTGCCTTTGTTCCGCGCTTGAAAGTTGACCGTAGCAGACGTGGGGATGGCACTGACCGGCAGCGCCATGCCGCGCGGGTCGATATAGGCGTTGATGGCCACGGCGACCGCCGTGGCGATCGCCGTGGCGATTTCAGTCCCCGTGACACCGACCTGAACCTCGTGGCCACCGACCATGATATACAGCGTGCCCGCCCCCGTCGCCGGGCCGGTGAACGCGATGGTCCCGACGGCGGCGGACGATCCGGCCGCGTCGGCCAGCGGCAGCGCCCAAAGCTGCGCGTCCGGGTCCGCGGCAAAGACCTTGGCCGCCATCAGCGCCAGTTGCGATCCCGCGCCAAAGTAATTCGCGGCCCACTGCGCGGAGGGCAGATAGGTCGGCACCGACGGCACGGCGTTGATCGTCTGCCCGATAATCAGTTCGAGCTGCGGCTGGTTGCCCGCCACCCCCGCGTTCGAATTCTGGAATTCGACGTAGTAGAGCGGCGGCATCGGGCTGGTTTGCGGGATTTGTTGGAAATTAACCATAGACAAAAACCTCCGGTTTTTGAGAACACACCGCGTAGCCGCGTGTCAGTCCCATGTACCCTCGTCCCATTTCGACCAATCCCAGATCGGGTAGGTCAACGAGAGATCAAGCTGCGTTTCAGCCGCCGCCTGCACCGTGACGGCGAAGCCGTCGCCGGCGACGAAAGCCGTGCCGCCGGCGGCGATCGTCCAGGTCAGGCCGCCGCCAGTGAATTGTGTTCCGACAACGCCGGTCCCGGCCGGTGTGCTATCGGGCGCGGTGACCGCGTAGGCCGTCGCCGAGCTGAACAGCACCGCATAGCCGCCAGGCTGGGCGCCCAGCCCCACCGTCACCGCCGAGATCGTGCCGTTGCCGGTGTTGCCGCCATTCGCCACGCCGCCGGCCGTCGCGCCGATCAACACCACCAGGTCGGTCAGCGAGGTCGTCAGCAGCGGCTCGAAGATCTCGCCGAACAGCAGATCGACCGTCATCACGCCGTTGCCGGCGATGCGCTGGCCCGCGCCGGATATCTTGTCGGCAATCTCGACAGCCTTGATCGTCTCGATCATCGGGCGGCCGCCGTTGAGCGCGCGCGCCGCCACCCCGATCCCCTGGCAGATCGCCTTTTTGAGCGCGAACGTCAGCAGCTCAAGCGCCCCATCGATCGCGTTGGCGACCGCGCCGGCGTCCGGCGTCGCCGGCAGCGTCGCGCTGGCCGCCGGCGCGCGCGTCTCCACGCGCGCCTCAATCACCAGCATCGCCGTGGTCTCGAATTGCGGCGCCGTCGTCTTTTCGGCGACGGTCTCGGATTTTTCGTTCCAGATATACACCAACGCCTGCGACGGCATCGGCCCCACGCCGGGCGCCGGCGATTGCGAAGGCCACGCCTGGCCCAGGAATATCTGCAACCCGATCAGCGGCGCGAAATCGGGATCGCCCGGATCGAGCCCGGCCGCCGCCGCCAGCGCGTTCAGCGCGGCGGTGCGTAGAAGCGTTCGTGGCGTCATTAGAATATCGGAGCCTCGGACAGCAGCAGGGTAATCAACCCCTCGCCGTCCGGCCGCACGTCCATGACGGTATAGGCAACGCCACGGACGCTGATCGTGTCGCCCTGCACGATCGTCACCCCGGCCGGCACCTGCGACGCCCGCACATCGAGCTCCGGCTTTCGCGTGGTCAGCCCCGGCGCGCCGCCAGCACCGGCGCCGAATTCGGTCAGTGACGGAATGCGGAAAATGCCATCGATCGCCGTGCTGGGGCCGCCCGCCTGCGACGTATAAACCGGCACCGGCTTGCCCCGGTTGCCCTCGCTCCAGACCGAGAAATTCGGCGCCAGCACCAATACATCAAAATCGATCATTCAGACGCGCCGGCTTTCGGCGTGGCGTCATCAGCTTCCGGGGCTTGTGGCTTCGCAAGCCCCGGAAGCGGCCCAGGGATTTTAGGCGGAATAAGTTTCAGTCTTTCGTGGCGCTGCTCGGTGGTCTCCACGCCACCCCCCGCCAGCAGCGCGGCGGCATGATCGGCACGCACCGCCACGCCGACATCACTGTCGCGGAACCCCTGCACCCCACCAGGCAGATAGAACGTCACACCCGGTTTGGGGAAGATTACAATCGAATCGCGCATATCAGACAAATCCTCTTGGATTTGGCGAGGGCGCGACAGGGGTTTTGTCTTCAAACCCCGAAAGCGCTGCCGCGCCTTTGAAAAAAACAGCAAGAAAGCGGGAACGCTCTCGGGGCGCGAGATGCGCCCCTGTCGCTTACCTCGCCGCTACGCTTCGCTTCGTGTCTTAGTCAGCCGTGCTGTCCATCGAACCGGACTGCAGCACGTCCGGCCGTGTGCAGATATGCAGCGGATAAGCATCCATTTCGGCGCGCACCCATTCATTGCGGTCGCGATCTGGGATGATCCGCACGTATTCCGGCTTGCCCAGCGTGTTGATCCACTCAAAGCTGTCGCCGGGCGCCATGATCTTCTCGAAGATGC